TATGAGATGTTTACCTGGGTCTGTCCGCCACCAAGAAATTCGGGACGTTGGATACGCATGTCCTCTGGAATGACCCCCAGGTAGCGTAAGTATTCGACATAGCGAGATCCGTATCTTGCGCGCGCTTCTTTGTAGCGTTGTAGTGCGAATGCTTTTCGCACATCATTTATGTTTGCACCTGTTGCTGTCGATAAATCAGCATATAAAGTGTCATTTGGATCATAGAATGCGTCAATCGGCCCGGTTTGTGCCTGTAAATTACCCGATGCGTCCGTTTCTAATCCATCTGTTACAGAAAGTAATGCATCGGTTGATGCGTTTCGAAGTTTTCCTGCTACGCCGCCACTGGTGTTGTATTCAATGTTTGCGCTTGCACCTAATGGTATCGTTACGTCTGAGCCCTTTTGTGTCCATGGGCGTGCCGTAGTGAAATAATCTTTTTCCCAGGCAATGCTGGGAGTAGTAACGTCATCCGCAAGGCGAGCCGTTACAAGGTCTTGGTCGCGGTAATACTCATTAAATATCGCGTTTACTGCCCGTATAGGCATTGCATTGACTGATAGTCCGGCGACTCTGGGAAGTCCCAGGTAATCTTCCAAATTTTTCGCCGTGTTCGTAGTAGTGTAGCTGGGTGGTGCTTCTGCATTGTTACCATCTGCACCGCCAGTAATGAAATCTTCCCAGCTTCCATTGGTATCATCGGCTTCGCCGAAGTAATCCTTCTTGTTCCACAGATGCCTATTTGGAACAAAAAAGTGGTGCACTCGAGCCGTCATCGGGTGCATGACCGGTGCGAGCATGTGTTGAAATCTAACGAGGACGTTTGTTGAATGTTGTACGGTATCGCCCGGCAATGCCGGTACGCAGCCAATTGGGATTAGTTGTCCCATATTGGCCGTGGTCAGTTGATAATTTGATAAATTGTGTTTTGAGCGCTTCATAGTCGGAAACCTACTTTCATTGCGTTACCTGGAATGCGTGCGGATTTTTTAACCTTCATCCGCGGATTAGCTCTGCGTTTTCTGCCGGCACTACCGCGGCGTTTTGTGTAATTACGTTTACGCATTTTTATCTCCGTATGGTTCCTTTTCCTTCTGATGGATAATACGGTTTCCTTTTTGCAGGCCTCCCGTATTTTAATACTCGCTTAATCCTTGCTCGTTCTTTCGCTGTCGCTTCACTTGAGCGTTCTTTATATCTGTTCCAGAATTGCTCAAGGGCCCATAGATTGCCTGAGACCTCATCTTCCATTTTTTCCGGATTTGGCACCTTCACAGTGCTTCCGTCAGGTTTTCTGAGGTCAATCATTTGTGGAGGTACATCTAGCTGGTTAGATTGTCCCATTGAGGGCTGTGAATTCGCTCTCTGTGATGACCGAGCTACATTTGACCAGTGTTCTGCCGCGGCTGCCTCATCTCGGGCAGCAGATGCATTGATCGCGCGCAGATTTGCCCGGTGGATACTGGGTTTTGTTTTTCTCATTACCTGATCTACACCGCCAGACATACCGCTGCCGGTTGATTGCTGTCCAGGTACTGTGCCGCCTGCGTTATATCCGAGTGCGGCTAATGGATGGATACCGGCCGCTTTTGCTTCAGCTACGCGGCCTGATAGGGAGTTTCGCTGTCTATCTAGCTTCGCAGCTCTGTTTGCCCGTTGATTTGAATAAAGCCCGTAAACAGCTCCTAAACCGCTTGTAATCGGGTTTATCTTCTTGAAGAATTTTCCAACTGTTTTTAATAATCCCATGTCGGAAAAGTTAACACTTTATCCGTGAGGTTTCATCTCTTTTGTACGTTCCGCCTTTACCTGGCGAACGTTTTTTTCCTGATCCTGCTATCCCTTTGGAGAATAACGCTTTTTTGCGTTCCATTCTCATCTGACAAGGGCTACGAGGATTATAACTGCGCTCGCTGTCGCGATCGCGATTAGTAACAACTTTGTTACTAGTATTGTAGCGCTGAAGATTTTGTCGATCTCTTCGTGTCCGGGGCACTTGCGTAGGCCTTTGGCCGCCCGGGTAATAGCTCGTATTATCTTCAGTGCTATAGATTCTCGTCCCCCTCCTTGAGGTGGTACGGAGTCTTGACGGTTCATAGCGTGTGGCTGGTTGAACCGTGTTTTTGCGTGCGGAAGAGCTTGTGCGCTTTCTTCGCCGCATTCGTTTGTTCATGTTTGAATTGATCCATGTCAATTAGCCAAGGGGCATATTCTGGCGGGTCGGTTATTCCGAGCTGTTTGCGTAGCCACTGCCGCCAGTATTTTGATAGGGGGAAGGACTTTCCGTAAAGCTGGAAAGTCGCTGGAACATCCCCATACTCTGCCAGGGCGATTGCTGCGTCGCGCCTGCAGAGAGTATCAAGAATGACATCGAGGCCTTTGGCGCCTAACGGCGGAAAGCGTGACATTCTTGCGAATTCGGGAAGCATTCCCATATCTTCGAGTCTGGGATCTTCCCTTGATGTCATTTTTTTTGTTGTGTAGCCAGCAATGTATGCTGCTGATTCCGGAGTTACTTCTCCGGTGTGTATATGTCCAATTGCTCCTGCTTCTGTCGTCCAAGCAGACTGGAATTCGGCTTCGTATTCGGGTTGAACTCCGAACAATGCCAAATGGTAATGCGGTCTCCAGGTCTTTGTTCCGTATTCGCCAACGGCGAAATATCGTAAACCGTTAATGGCAGTAATAGCCTTTCTTGCCCGTAGGCGGTTAAGAAATCCGCTAAGGTCGCGGGGTTCCAGAGAGCCACGATCAGGCATGTTATCTTCATTGTAAGTTAATGTGACAAATGATGACTGTCGCTTAGAGTACCGAGATTCAAGAAGTATCTTTCCTTGCCACTCGCGTTTCTTGTTTATGCGGCATGGCATGCACTGGCCGCATGGGACAAATCGATTGTCCCGATTGCCTAGATTTATCATGTATCCGCATTTCATTTAGTTGTTGACTTTCTATAATAAATGATTTATTATCAAAATGTGTCGGGGGGGATATAATACTGTATCCCCAAATTAATGGGGGGGGATATGTCCACAGGTTATCCACAGGTTATGCACAAGTTAACTGGTCCTGAACTATCAAAAGTTCGTGAAGCTATGAAATATCTTGATCTTAGTAAACAAGTTAAGAATCAAGTTATCCGTGCTGTCGAGCAATACGCCCTAGAGTCGATTGCAAAAGGTTAGTGTTTCCCCTACGGGTAAACACAGTGATCATCAAGTAGGATCACTATTAGATTTTTCCTCGCCGCTGCTCGGCGCGCCTTCGGCGCCTGTCTCCAAAGGAGTTGGTTTTACTTTCTCATCCTCCGGTGTCGGCTTACCGTCCAGGCTTTCTTCATCAAAGCCCTCAGCCGGTTGCAATTCGAGCACGGTGTACTCTGATGTGAGGTCAGGATCTTCCGATACTTCAAAATCGTCCGCCTCTTCAAAAGTCTCTACCTCATTGTTGTCAGCTACCCGGCTAACCTCTTGACGCACGAAACGTTGCATCTCTTCGCGTAGCGATAAGGGTGCCGGGTGATCTTTGCCAGGTATATGAATGGGTGTCGGATCTGGGTATTCCAGATCCGGATTTATTACGACTTCGTCTATTACTTTTTTTAATTTTTTCATTAGAGAATCCGCCCTGGTGCTGACTTGCTAACCAGGCGGCGCGCAACCATTTTATGCTGCGCGGTTATCCACATGTTATTTGCTGTTTGTTCGGCGAATATTCTTGCCGATGGTGCGCAGGTTACAAAGCTTGAATTTAATGAAGGTTCTGCGCCGAAGATTCTGGCTAAATGCCAGAAATTAGCAGTTGAATTCCGGAATTCTCCGGTGATTTTTGATGGATGCTCGCGATACTCCATGTACCTATCTGTATATCCGAATGTATCGGTAGGTGTTGCTGCGCCTGCATACACTTCTGCGTTGGTAATCGGCTGTTGGCCGATGAATTGCAGTTCTTTCTGGAAGTAATCTTCCTTGTCTGCTCGTAGCCACTCGCGGTGTATCCCGTCGTTGTATACGCTTTTTGGTCGCAGACTGAACATCGTTACGATGTATCCGTGTTCATTGATTGTTCTGCGGTACATGTTTGAACGCATTGCGGCTATACCATGACCGCGCTGTTTACCGGCGAGTACTGTCCCGCCGGCGGGATTGTCAAACGTGTTTAACACTTCTGAGATGTTTACCTGGGTCTGTCCGCCACCAAGAAATTCGGGACGTTGGATACGCATGTCCTCTGGAATGACCCCCA